TCTTTTTCGATGAAATATTCCCGCAGCTTCCGGAACACGCTGGTAATCGCCTGCCAGGTCCAGGGAGCCGGTTCGGCGAACTCGAAGGCAATGGCATCGTCGCCATCGCCGAATGCGATATTTTTCAGCCCCTTGATGGCCGGCGGTGTGGCACCTAAAAAGCCAACATGGCGAAGGCGGCCGTCCGGGTAAAACCCTGCCGAGCGTTTCGGGAAACGGCCCGATTTGACCATTTCGGCGAACTCCGGCTCCACGTTTTTGAACCTGGCCAGCAGTACTTTTTTGCCGTCGCGGGTTTCCGCTTTGACCGCCTGCACCAGTCCATAGGCCGGGTCGTCATGCTTGGGATGGCCGATCACGGCCGGCGGTTCGTGAAAATTCGGATCGAAGGTCGCCACGGCCTTGTCGATCAGCGGATCGGTGTCGTATGCCTTTCCGTTCATGGCGACATGCTTGCCGCCGAAGCAGATCTCCACCCACCCATCGAATCCCTTCGTTGAAGTCATGCGTATTTCTCCAATTCGTTTGATAGATGTTCGGCCAGCCCGGACGGGTATTTTGACAAATCCGGCGTCCAGTCGGTTTTCTCACCCACGTTATAGGCCCAACCCGGATCGATGCCGTTGGGCGCGGTAACCGTCACGCCAGTGTTTTTGTCCGTCCACACGTAAGTACCGTCATCGGGCGCGCGATCCGGACCGGATTTGCCCATGGCTTTCAGTTCTCGCTGGCTGATGGAAAACACCCGGCACTTGCACCCCCAACCGTTGGGCGGGTAGTGGGTTTTCCACCAGGGATCGTCCGCCGGCAGCACCAGGCCGTCCCAGGACAGATGCTGAGGGCGAGGATTTCTGCTGTCGCCGTGGCGATAGAGCAGATACGGCCGCAATTTGAGCAGCTCCGGATCGGTCATCTGTTGCCAACGTCCGGCGGCATAGGCCGTTCGGATGTTGGTCTCGAAGATCACCTTGGTGCGCCAGTTCCGCCCGCCCTTGTATGACCAGCCGTTTTTGGCCACGGTTTCGTCGAAGGCCTTCCGGAAGGCGGCCAGGGTGATGCCCTGGGCAATACCCTTGTCCACCGCCAGCCGCAAATCGTTGAGCAGATCGGCCTTGGTGGCGCCGGCCACGACAAAAGCCTTGGTGTGCTCGGCCTGCCAGAGATCCGTCCAGGTTCTCGTGGGCAGGTTCAATTTCTGCCGAAAGAAGGCGATGGCCTCCTCGAACGGTTGATCCTGGTAATTCACTTCCGGCATTAGCGAGAACTCTTTCTATATTGCGTTTAAATCGGCCCGGATTCGTTTAGTGGCCTTTGAGACAACCCGTTGGCCGTCCATGCCCGAGATCGTTCGAATTTGGGCCTCTCAGGCGTTTTCTCAAAACGTCTCAATTTCTCTCGATCACATCGTACCTGCCGGCCAGCATGGCGGCGGTCGTAGCCTGCTGGATGAGCGCACCCAGATCCCCGGCATCCATGTCCGGAAACAGATCCGGAATTTTCTCGGAGATCTCCTCCAGGCTGTCGGCGGTCATGACCACATCGCGCACCGGTTCGACCAGGTCTTCAATCAACGGCGCCGCTTCTTTGTCGAGGTTGGCCGCCAGATGGCTCGCCGGGTCCGCATCCGGAATCTGTGGTCCGGCATCCTCGGCAAATTCTGGAGAATCAGGCGAGCCCGGCGACTCCAGCGTGAAATCGTCCTCTTCGAGGTTGTAGGTCCGACGGTAGTAAACGGCGGTGAATTTCACGCCCTGGTTGGTCAGTTCCGTATCCCGTGCGGCACGGTCCTGCTGCACGTCGTCCTCCTCGAACCAGGCGAACTCGGGGGACGCGGCGTCCGGAACGTTCAACGCGGTAATCCAGGAGAGGAACCGGTTCATGGCCGTACGCACCATGTGCTTGTCTTTCTCCACGATGTCGTCGCGCACCTCGAGATGGGCCTGAGCCGCTGCCCGGCTGCCGCCCTTGCCGTCCAGCTCGGTTGACAGGGTCTGGCCCAAAACGGCCTTGGAGATCTCCCGGTTGCAGGCCGAGATCAGTTGCTCGTAGATGTCCGCTGAAGCGCCCTTGCTCTGAAACTCGAGAGCGGAAATCGATTCGTCATTGTTGATCACGGCCACGGCGTCCTGGACCATCTGGATCAGATTGCTGCGCAGTTTGATTCGATCCGGATCGCCGGTACCGCGCGGCACCTTGCCGATCAGCCAGGGCATGCCGAATTTCTCCGTGAAGATCGCCCAGAACTTGAAACCGCCCCGTTTGAAGGCCACCGGCCAGAAGCAGCGCGACAGGACCCGTTCGCCATAGGGATTCTGGTAGGTGGCATGGTGCCGGGCCATGAGGAATTTGCCATGGGGCAACAGTTCGCCGTTGATCATCTCGGATGCGGACAGAAAGCGCATGCGATTCTCGTCGTCGAACACGAACCACTCGGGCGGTTTGCCTTCCAGTTTTTCCGGCAGCCATTGGCGGCCTTTGTAAGACCAGGTGATCTCCAGGGGAGAGAGACCATAAAAGGGAGCATCGAGCATTTCCATGATGGCCTGGTAAATGTCCAGATTGGCCAGGCTCGCTTCGGCGATCTTAAGGGCGCGCTTGTCGGCCGGACTGTCGCCCCCGGCGCGGATCTCCCATTCGCAGGAAAGGGCGCCGGATTTGCGGCTGTCGTAGCAGCTCCAGACATGGGCATCGGAGAGCAGCTCGCGGTAAACTTCCAGGCCCAGGCCGAGCTTGGCCAGCACCGGGTCCGGATCGGGCAGGTAGCCGAACATGCCCCACCAGTCCATGGAGCGGCTGCGGGTGGCGATATCAGATCCCAGGATCTCGGGATCTTTGTCCAGTTCGATTGCCTGCGTAGGCGAGATGTAGAGTTTCATGATTACCTCAATAAGCCGACATGCGCGGCCGGGTATAAAAGCCGGCGGTCCGGTCGACCATGGATCGGGTGCCGGCGGTGATCACATTCGGAAAAGATCCGATTACGTCCTGGCGGCTGGCGAAATGCGCCAGGGCCAGGGCGACGGCCGCGTCGCCATGGCGCTTGATTTCCGTGTTTACGATGTCGGCATGGCGAAGGTGGGGCAGCTTGACGATGCCGTCGATGCGTTCCAGGGCGCGCAGGTCGTTTTTCACATTGGCGTCACGGCCCAGGTCGATGGTCTGATCCTCGAAGGCGTCGACGAAAGCGCCCATGTTATCCCGGTACCAGGCATCGTTGAGCATGACCTCGAAGATCGGTCCCAGATCAGGATCGCGACCGTACCGGTCGCCGGTGTACTCAGCCAGGATCGCCCCGTTGCCGGTGGCGTCCATGGCAGCTGCCCGGAAATTCGGGATATGATCGACGATATGCCAGAGAATCTGCTCCTGCTGGCGGGTGGGCACGTCATGCATCTCCACCGTGAACGGGCAACGCCGGGTCAGGTTCTGCTCGATGGAAAGAGGAGCGGTAACGGCAAGGTCCATGTGCCGGGCGTAGTCCTGGCCCAGGTAGTGGTCGCCTTTGGGGTCCAGGGTTTCCAGAACCGGGTCCAGATGCTGCCGTATCCAGGCCTCGCACCAGCTGCGCCGATAAGCCTCGCCCTTGAGCGCAAATTCTCGATCCAGGGTCAGGCGCAGGACCGGCCGCTCTTCGTTCATGCAGGCTTCGATGAGAATGCCGGGGATGGCCACGCCGCTGCCTTCGCGCGGGATGACATCCAGTTCCTCGCGCATGGCCGCCTTGTTGGCGCCATAGGCGCCCCGTACCCGCTGGTACCATTGGCGCTTGCCCTCTTCGGTGGGCTTCCATCCCTTGATCAGGCAAACCCGCTCATACAGTCCGTTGGCAACGGCGTCGTCGAAAGACACATGCAGGATTTTGAATGCGTACAACCCGGCCCGGGTATCCTGGACCAGCTGGTTGAACGGGTTTTTGGCGCCGTTGTGGGTGCTGATGATGCGAATCTTGCCGCCCCAGATGATCAACGCCAGGGCCGCGTCAATCACGGCCTGCACATTCCTGTGAAAGGCCGCCTCGTCGATATTGACGATGCCCTGCAGGCCCCGGATGTTGGCCGGGTTGCTGGACAGGGCCACGATCTGAAAACCTGAAGCGAAGCGGATGCGATAGGAGAGAATCTCACTGGTGCTGCCGTCGGGCTGTTGATCCTCGAAGAGAAATACCTCGATGCCGCGCCAGCCTTCGGCCATGCGGGCGGCCATCACCTTGGCCATGTGGGCGCAATAGCCGATGAACTCCAGCCCCTTTTCCTTGGTATCACCCACATAATAGACGTTGTCCCCGCCGGCGGCACGGTTGCTGGAAGCGGTGACGGTATCGTTGAGCGCGGTGGCGTAGGTGATGCCGGTGCGCCGGCCTTTTTCTCCCAGGCAAAGATCGTAGTGCTCGCACAACCAGACCCACTGGCGCTGGTGCTTCATCAGGATGCCCTTGGCCATGGGATCGTGATCGTCGGGGATATCCCGAACGCTGGGAGGCAGTTCTTCCCGATCCAGCACGCGGATGACGTCACCGGGCAGTCCCATCACAGCGCCTCCATGCCAAGAACTTTTTTACGCCAGAAATCAGCTTGCTCTTTGTTCTGGCCCATCTGTGTGGCGGCTTCTCCCACCCGTTCGGCGGCCTCTTCCAGCGCGCGTTTGCGGATCTCCTCTTCACGTTTGACATTCTCGCTGGCCGCCTTCTCCAACCGCATCATGGTCAGCGAAAGCCCCTTGAGCATTTGCACAACGGCCGGGGCGCTCTTCTCATCCAGCTTGCCCTCCTGGAGCACCAGCGCCATGTCGAAAGAAAGGGTGCGCAGGATTTCGTTGACCAGGTGACCAACCTTGCCCTGGGGGGCCGCACCCAGCTTGCCGATCCACATTTCTGCGACTTCGCGGGACTGGCGCAGCTTGGCGCCGGCCTCTTTCATTTTCTGGTAATAGCGGTTGACCGCACTTTTGCTCAGGCGCTCGGGATGATCCGTTTCGTCCAGGATGGCGTTGATTTTCTCCCTGGCGGCCTTTTGCGTGATATGGGGATCGCGCAAAAGGTCCTGCAGCCGTTCACGGATATTGTCCGGCAGGCGGTCGATGCTGGATTGATGCTCTTTTGGCATGATCAGCCTCTGGGCCTGGGGCGTTTGACGCCGTCGACCACGGCGCAGCCATTGGCGACATCCATGCCGCGACCGGTCAGCTGGGCCACCAAAATGCCGGACACATCCTCGACGGACACAAGCCCCTGCTCTTCCAGCCAGCGGATCTGGGTGCGAACCTGGTCTCGGGAAACGTTGTGACCGTAAAGTTTCAGCACGCTTTGGAGCACGGATTCGTTAAGTGCATAGCCGTCATCCTGGATGCTGCGCAGCATCGCCAGGCGCATATCGGAGCGCGTTAATTCTTTGAAGTTCACTGGATTTCCTCCTTGCCAGCGATAATTTTGCCGAGTGCCTGAAGCAGCTCCACGCTATTGCCTCCATTGATGTGGTGCTGATTCAACAGATCCACGGCCCGATTGATGCCGGTCAACCGGCCGTTTAATTCCGACAGCGAGCCGTTGAGCAATTCGATTCGGCCGGAAAGAGCCTTGACGTCCTCATGGTCGGGCATATGGGCCACCTTCACCTGCAGATCCCTCCCTTCACGTTTCATGGTTTCGATTTCTCGGCCTCGCGAACCACACAAATCGGGCAGCCCCTTGAGGCTGGCTTCGACTTCTGAAATCCGTTTTTCGATTCCGGAAAACCGCTTCTCCGCCGCCTTCTTGCGATTCACCCACCAGACATAAAAGCCGAGTAAAATACCGCCGATGGTTTGAGCGACATCGAACCAGAAGCGCCAGACCGTATAATCAACGACTGCGTCCATCGATTATCCCCGCAACGCCTGAATAGCTCCGGCGATCAAGC